TGCAACAATCAGAAACTCTTATGGGAGTTGATGGGCATTTATCAGGCGGTAAAGTATGGGTTCCATACAAAATGACAGTTCATTTACAAGCGGATAGTCCAAGTGTTCAAATTTTTGATGCTTGGCGTGCTGCTCAAGATGCAGCAGTTGACGTTTATGTGGCTAATGGTACAATTGTTCTTCCATCCACGGGTTTCACTTACACTCTAGTAAATGGTTATTTAACAACAGCGACACCTTTTCCTGCTGTTAAGAAAACATTGCAACCAGTAGTATATGAAATCACATGGCAAACAATTATTGGTACACAAAACGGGTTCTAAATAACTTATGGCTAGAAAAGAAACGACATTTGTAGCGGATACTGGCAGAGATGCTGGTAAACAATTTTTAATTACTGAAATGTCGGCTTCTCAAGCTGAAAACTGGGCTTTTCGGGTAATACTCGCTATCGGCAATGCTGGTATCGAGATACCCGAAGGTTTAGCTGAACAAGGCATGGCTGGATTGTTAGCAGTCGGATATATGAATTTGCTTAAAATTCCATTCGATGCTGCACAACCATTATTAGAAGAAATGATGGGATGTGTTCAAATCATTCCATCGCAAAGTGTTAGACGTAAACTTATAGAAGAAGATATTGAAGAAGTAATCACTCGATTACAGTTAAGAAAAGCTGTATGGGGATTACACATGGATTTTTTTTTAGACGGAAGCAAATCGACTTCGGAATCAAATCCACAAACAAATCCGCAAGAAAGCTCATTGAGTATCAAGCCACAACGCAAGCGATAGGCGCAGTAATATCTTCAAGACTTGCTACTTTGCATGAATTAGATACAGTTTATTCTGTAGAAGATATGTGGATATTATTAGAAATTAACGCTGTTGATAGGCATAACGCATATATAATGAATCAAAAATAAGGGGTAAATTTTGGCTACAGTTATCGACAGTTTATTAATCGAGCTTGGGCTAGATACCTCTAAATTTGATGCAGCTCAAAAAAAATCAGTAGAGCAACTTCGTAAATTTGACGAAGCTAATCAAAAAACTCAAAAGAATTTACAAAAGACTTCAAAAGATACGGCTGAAGGATTTGAAAAAGCTCGTGATTCTTTAATTTCTTTTGGCACTGCTGCATTTAGTGTTGCTGGCTTTGCTGGCTTTATAAATTCAATGACTACGACCAATGCTGCTTTGGGTCGTAATGCAAGTCTATTTAATATGTCTGCTCGTGAGCTTGATGCTTGGGGTGGTGTATTAAAATCTGTTGGTGGTACTGCCGATGATTTTCAAGCCTCTATTCAGGCTTTACAAACAGGCGTAGCTAATGTTCAATTAGGAAATCCAGCTCTTTTATCTGCAATTGGTCAATTAAGCGCAAGAAGCGGTGTAGGATTTCAAGGCGCAATTAATTACGAAAAAAATACCGTTGATATTTATAGGCTTGCTGATGCCTTTAAGAAGTTAAAAGATTTAGGCAAAGAAGAAATTGGTTTATCTTTAGCTTCACAACTTGGCATTAATAGAAATACATTTTTTGTATTAGAAAATGGTTCTGCCGTTGTTCATAAACTTTATGATGAAAGTTATAAACTTTCAGGCGTAAATGAAAAAAATGTAGAACAAGCAAAAAAACTTCAAGAAGAATTTGGCAATCTAGCTAATTCATTTGCAGGTGCTAAAAATAGCATCATGGATGGGTTATATCCTACTTTAATGTTATTAGTTAAAGGCATGGAAGATGTAGTTTCAATTTATACAAAGGCTAGTAAAGCAGTAGATAAATTTGAAACAAGCATTGGGATGTCTAATCTGACCAAATCCCTTGAAAGAATAATGCCTCTTTTTGGATTAATTTCTTATATTTTAGATAAAACTGTTCATACCGAAGGTCAAATTGACCAAGCCACTGGTAAAAAATGGCATTCACAACAAAGAGCTGGTGGAAAAGGTTTTGAATGGGTTTTACAAGATAATGCACAAACTACAACACAATCTCAAGGTGGTAGTAGAAACGAAAGAAATCGCAATCCTGGAAATATAAAATACGGTGATTGGGCTAAAGCTCATGGAGCAACAGGACAAGATTCGGGTGGATTTGCTATATTTCCTGATATGGCTACAGGACAAAAAGCTCTTGATGATTTATTAGTTAATCAATACTACAATAAAGGTCAAAAAAGCATTGCTTCAATTATTGGTGGTGTAGGTGGAAGGTATCCTCATGCTTATTCATCTACTGACCAGTCATCATATATTAATTTCTTATCTAAAAAATTAGGAATAAATCCTAATCAACAATTAAATTTAGACCAATTACATGGGATGGCAAATTTAATTCCGCAATTTGAAGGAATGAGTGGAGCAAGAGCAAATACATCACGCAGTAGTAATGAATCTAATAATATTACAAGTAATGTTCAAAATCTAAATGTATACACTAATACTAATGACCCAAACAAAATGTTAAATGATATTGAGCAAGCTGCTAAAAATAATCCTATTATTGCTTCAGGAATGGCGGGGGCTAGATAATGGCAAATATTCCATATCCTGACGTACCTAATTTGCCAGGTGTTCCAGCAATTCCACGTTCACCATCGTCACCAACTCCGCCTATTAATAATATAAGCACAGCAAGAATACCTAATAACGCTTATGGTATTCAATGGGGGTTTGTTGATTCAACAGGTGTTAGCGTTATTACTCCTGATTCATTCATTGAATTCGAATATCGTGAAGAACGTAAAGTTCCTAATTATCCTGTTGAGGGCGGTAGTTTTTCAAGTTACAACAAAGTTGCATTGCCTTTTGATTTGCGAGTAACTGTTTCATGTAACGGCAATGGTGCAATGAGTAAAGAAACTTTTTTAAGCACAATTGAACAACTAATCAATTCTTTAACATTAATTAATGTTATTACGCCTAATGCAACTTACAACAATTGTAATTTAATTCACGTTGATTATCGTAGAGAAGCAAAACAAGGTGTTTCTTTAATTATTGCTCAATTATGGTTTCAAGAAATTAGAATTGCTCAACAAGCGGTTCCAACAACTTCTGCACCTAGCGGAGCAACAACATATCTTAATGGTCAAGTTTCACCAATTACATATACTCCGCCAGTAACTCCACTTTTATTTGCGCCAACGTGAGATAACTATGTATCAAACTATTCCTCTTAACGCTGTTGCATCTCAATCATTCTCTGTTCAATTGGGAACTCAGAATTGTGATATTAATATTTATCAAAAAAGCACAGGTTTGTATTTTGATATAACTGTTAATGGTACTGAAATAGTTAGCACCATGATTTGTTTAAATTTAGTTTATTTGATTAGAGAAGCCTATTTAGGATTTTCAGGAAATCTATTTTTCTTTGATACTCAAGGAACTAATGACCCTGATTATACAAGTTTAGGTTCAAGATATATTTTGGTTTATCAATCATGAGTTTTGCAATACGCCAAATAAATTTGCAATTTACAAGCATAAATGGTCAACCATTAAATCTTCAAGGTTTAAGATGTTCTGCGATTATTACAAATCCAGGCGGAAATAGTGCTTATGGAACTTTGCAATTAAAAGTATATGGAATGACATTAGCTCAAATGAATGAATATTCTAGTTTCGGAGCTAATATGGTTGGAGTTCAAAATACAACTGTAGTTGTTAGTGCTGGCAATCAAGGTGACGCTGCATTACAACAAGTATTTTCAGGAACAATCATTTCTAGTTTTATTGATTTTTCAAGCGTTCCTGATGTTGCTTTCAATTGTTCTGCGGTAACTGGATATTTTGCAAAAGGTAATACTATTGCATCAAATAGTTTTCAAGGTTCTCATAATGCAGAAGATATTATTCAAGCATTGGCATTAACAAATGGATTTAAATTTTTAAATGGCACGGGTTCAAATAAAGCTCACGCTGTATTACAAAATCAAAATGTTTACGGCTCTGCTGTTGACCAAATGCAAACAGTTGCTAATAATGGTGCTTTTCCTTTAAAAATAGAAAACAATACTGTTTATATTTGGGCTAACAATGGCAATGTTGATAATGTTATAATTGATGTAAGTCCTGAAACTGGAATGGTTGGTTATCCTTCTTATTGGATGAGTGGTTTTACTGTTAAATCAGAATTTAAACCTTTAATTGCCAATGGAAGAACTGTTAATTTAACTTCTTCTATTCCAAAAGCAAACGGACAATTTCCAGTTCATACTTGCACGCATGAAATTAGCACATTGACCCCTGATGGTCCTTGGTTTACAACTTCACAATTGAATCCATCTATATATGTCGCTCCAAACTAATCACGTTCCTGCGGATAATGCTTCTGAAATAGGAAGATTAAATTTTATTATTAAATCTGCAATGTCGGGTTTAAGAACAGCTATGCCTGTTAAAGTTTTATCTGTTACCAATTCGGGCGGTGTTTCACCCGTAGGATATTTAAGCGTTCAGCCTTTAGTTAATGCTGTTGATGGTAATTTAAACTCTTGGATTCATGCGCCTATTTATAATGTTCCTTATATGAGAATACAAGGCGGTTCTAATGGAATTATTTTAGACCCTGCTGTTGGTGATATTGGAATTGCAAGTGTTTGCGACCGAGATATATCAACTGTTAAAAATTCAAAATCAATTTCAGCTCCTGGTTCTAGTCGTAAACATGATATGTCAGATATGGTTTATCTAATGACTGTTATTGGTGCAGCACCTACGCAATATGTTCAATTTAATAGTTCAGGAATAACAATTACATCGCCAAATAATGTCACAGTAAATGCACCAACGGCAGTCGTAAACGCATCAACTAATGTTACAATGAACACACCAATTTTAAAGGTAAGTGGCGATATTATAGACAATTACAATACCAATACACATACAGTGGCTCAAATGCGTAGTCTATACAATAGCCATATTCATTCTGACCCACAAGGCGGAAATACTGGAACTCCAAGCAATTCAATGTAAGGTGATATATGACAATAATTCAAAATAGTTTACTTCTTGACCAAGCACAATGGGATATTGTGCTTGATGTAA